TCGATACAAACAACCATTGTATCGTTCCTAATAATGTTTTACAAATGGATCTAAATATCTTCCAACATGGAAAGGATTATGACGTTGTAAGACGTAGTGATAATGGAATATCCAAAGTGTATGATAGAAAAGGTCATACATTTACTTTTGAAAATTGTAGTAAATTATTCTTTGATATGATATGGATGATAGATTTTGAAGATCTACCACAACCATTCAAAGATTACATAACCGCTAGGGCTGCTAGAATCGCCTCTAACCGTATGGTAAACAACCCACAGTCAGCTAAGTTACTTGAAGCTGATGAAGCCTTTGCAAGGGCTATAGCGTTGGAGTATGATGCCAAGCAAGCCGATCATAATATCTTTAGTGATTTCAATTATCACCAAGATGCAAACACCACATACAGACCATTTAAAGTATTAAGAAGAATGTAATGGCAACAGTAAATCAACGTATCCCAAACTTTCTAGGGGGTGTATCTCAACAACCAGATAAAATAAAATTTCCAGGACAGTTAAGGGTATGTGATAATGCCGTCCCAGACATAACATTTGGTCTTAAGAAACGTCCTCCTGCAGAGTTTGTAGGAACTTTATCTAATGCTAATACCTCTGGTCATTGGTATGAGATACTAAGAGATGGAGATGAAAAATATATTGTACAAATAACTCCTAGTCTTACAGGTAGTATGCCTATAAGAGTATGGGATCTAGCAGATGGTACTGAAAAATCTCTAACAAATTCAAACGGAGATTCTATATTTAGTTATTTAGCAGGAGCTACAGCACCATATTCTGTAACTACAATTCAAGACTATACACTTATAGCTAACCCAAATAAGACTGTATCTGAGTCTAGTTCTACTACAGCTGCACCTATTTTAAATGGAGATTATTCATATGCAAGGCTTGATACTGTCGCTTATAATACTGAATACATTTTATATAGCGGTACTGCACCCACCCCTCAAACTTTTTTTAGAGTCACTTCTGTTAAAGTAGACAGACTTGATGGTAGTACTGAGGTTGGCCCTACATGGGATTCAACTGACACAGATCAATCTAAGTCTGGTACATTAACTTGGTCATTTAGTGGTGGTGCTAACGTAAGTGGTGCTCAGTCTGATACTGAAAATATTGAAGGTAGTTTATCAGTTAATGGTACAAGTTATATTGATTCAAACACTGCAAACTATCAAGGTAATAATAGCAGCGATAGAGATGATTTTTTAGGATATACACAAAACTACAAAACAAGATATACTGCAACTGTAACATTAACAGACGGTGGATTAATTAAAAATACAAGTAAGAGTAATGCGGAAGGTAGGTCTATCACAGTTAGTATTGAAGGTATAAACTATCGTATATCAGTTGAAGCTGTAGAGCCTGTTACTACATATGAAGGTGTGTCGGGTATAGCTTTTTTTAAAACACCAAAGAATCCAGATAATGGTAGTATATCTATGCTATCTATTCTTAATGGACTAAAAACTGCAGTTAACAGTAGTTTAGCTAACGTAACAGCTGAAGTTATAGGTAGTGGTTTATTTTTAAATGGTACAGCTGCAGATGGTGTAAACTTTCTCGGTGGTGCTGTAAACGAAAACATGAGTGTAATAGGTCAAAAAGCACAAGATATTAGTAGATTACCAGCTATGAACAAGCATGGTTATGTAGCTCAAATATCAAATACTGCTGACTTAGATACCGATGATTACTATGTAAAATTTGTAGCTGATAATGGTACTTCTGGAGCTGGTAGTTACGAAGAAACTGTACGTCCTCACAACTTTGCTGGTACGTCTGCAGCTGATGCAATGAAAGCTGGATTTGATCCTGCAACAATGCCACACGCATTAATAAATAATCGTAATGGTACATTTACTTTTGCTAAATTAGATCTATCTTTTGGTACTGCACAAGGAAATGAAAACTATTGGAAAGATAGGCAAGTTGGTGATAATGAATCCAACCCATTTCCAACAATACTTGGTAAAGAAATAACTGAAATGTTTTTTCACAGAAACAGATTAGGTTTGATTGCTGATGAACAAGTTATAATGAGTCAGCCTGGGCAGTATTTTAATTTATTTATTGTTTCAGCTATAGCAGCTAGTGATGATAACCCAATAGATATAACTGTATCAGATATAAAACCTGCATTTATTAATCATACATTACCTATAAATAAAGGTGTAATGATGTTTAGTGATAATGGTCAATTTTTACTATTTACTGAGTCAGATATATTTAGTCCTAAAACTGTTAGATTAAAAAAGATAGCTAGTTATGAATGTGATGCTAGTATACAACCTGTAGATTTAGGTACTTCTGTTTTATTTACATCTAATGTATCTGCATATGCTAGAGCATTTGAAGCTACAGTTGTAGATGATGATACACCTCCTAAAATTGTAGAACAAACTAGAGTTGTACCAGAGTTTTTACCTAAAGATATTACAAAATCTACTAACTCTGCATCTATTGGTATAACAACCTATGGTAAAAAAGGTGATAGTACAGTATATCACTATAAATACTATGATGCTGGTAATACTAGAGAACAATCTGCATGGTATAGCTGGACACTTACAGGAACTATGCAACACATGTTATATACAGGTGGTAGTTTCTTTACTGTAACCTTACATGATAGTAGCTATAAACTTTGTAGACACGAATATGTTGCAGATGCTGATGCTACTAGAGCCTATGTATTAGGTGGTACATCATCTGATGTTGGTTCAGCACTTAAAACTGCAAGACAGTTTGAGGCACATTTAGATAATATGACAATAGCTACAAACGTAGCTGGTTCAGCCCAAACAACTACAACTCCAGAAAAAACTGTACTTACAATACCATATACACCCGCAAACACTACAAATTTATTTATGGTAGGTTTGTCTGGTAATGACAGTGATGGTAATTCTATTGCTGGTACTGTAAGGGCAGCTGATGCTGTAGGAACTAACAGTGTTACCTTTAACAACATAAACTTACATAGTGCAGCTAAAGTAGCTGTAGGTTACAGATACACAAGCACTATAGAACTACCAACATATTACATCAATCTAGGTAACAATGCGTATGATACAGATGGTGACTTACGTATATCAGGTATTAACTTTGAAATGGGTGTAGGTGGCCCTATGGAGTTTCATCTAACATCACCATTTACTTACATAGATTCTAGTGGTAATACTACAAAGGACATTGATGATTATGTACAATTTGAGTCTGGTATATTATCTAATTCTAGTGTATTTGATAAGCCTCCTGCAGACTTAGCTAGAAGTGTTAGAGTACCAGTGCAGAGAAAGAATGAGAAATATACATTACAAATAAAAATACCAGACCCTTTTTCTACTGCCTTAATCTCAGCAAGCTGGGACGGCATTTACAACCCAAGACGACATGTACGTAGGTAAGTATATTCAGCCTTGCACTCCAGAGTTAGCTTTGGAGGTAGGGCTGAACTTACGTTTTGAAGATAAACGTGAGGCAGAACAAACAACAGGATTGCATGCACCCGCAGCGGTATTGCAAGCACATCTCAACTCTACATATTCTGTGTTTTTCAAGGTTCCCAACGGCAAGACTGCTGGAGTGGCAGGAGTAACCTCTTCACATGCAATATGGATGTTATGTACTGATGCTAGTACAGAGTATCCACATACATTTGTAAAAGAGGCTAAACGCTGGATAGCCAGCCTATCTAATCCTTATTTACACAACTATGCAGACATGCGTAATGAGCAACACATCAAATTGCTCAAACTGCTAAAGTTTAACTTCTTAAATTACACAGTTTACAATGGTGTACCCCTTATTGAATTTTACAAACTATGTGTACAGTAACACTCGCTTTAGCTGGTATATCAGGTGTTGGCTCTGCAATAGCAGATCGCCAAGCAAAGATGGCACAATACCGAGCACAGAAAGCAGCGGTAGATAGGTCAAATTATATGGCGAAGCAGGATTATCTTAACAAGATACAAATTTCTGCTTTCAAAGATCAACAAAAACAAGACTTATTTAAAGCACAACTAGATGCCCAATCTGCATCCGTCACAGCGATGGAACGTCAGAAAGACATCAACCAATTAGAACAATCAAGAGCTTCAACAGCTAACCAACTAAAACTACAAGAAAAAGTTGCAGAGGCTGCGTTTGAAGGACAACAAAAATTAGCAGAATCTATACGAGCACAAGGTACAATACTAGCTAGTGGTATGTCAGCTGGACAATCTACTATGCTAACCCTTACTGACCAAGAACGTCAATTAGGTCAAGAACAGGCTGCAGTAAATGCAAGTTTATTTAATGCAAGGCAGTCATTTGGCTTACAAGAATATAACACACTTCTTAGTCAGTACGCTGCAGATTCTCAAGCATATAACAGTGTCATAGCTGCACCTATGGCTCCTGTTGCTGAGTTCAAGACTGTAAGACCAGTCAAGATGGCAGCACCCGAAAAACCAAGCATGTTAGGGTCGATTATGACAGGCTTTAGTGCAGCAGTAAAAACTGGATCTGGCATTGGTCATGCTACTGGTGATCCAAACACCCCTTGGTGGAGTACTAAATAATGGCAAAAGGATTTCGTAGACAAGGAGAATGGCAAACTGGCTATAGTCAGAGAAACATAGCTTCTAATGTAAAACAAGAACTACAAACAGTAAAACTTCTAGAACAAAGAATTAAAGAAGAAACTGCAAAACGAGAAAAAAATCGTGTAGAAATAAATCAAGAAAATCAAAGACAAACAAACAACATTCTTAGAGTATCTAATTATGAAGCACAACTAGCTGCTAACTTTAGTAATACTGTAAGAGACTTGTTGACTAATACAGTACCAAGTTTAGCAAAAGATCAAATTAAGTATCAAAATGCTTTAGGTGCTGCAGCTAGAATGGAAGAAGAGTTGGAGGTAGAACCTGTACCAGAACCAGAAGATGGTTTAGATCCAGATGATGAAGCTGCTGGTAACTATGGTCTAACAGAAGGTAGAGGCTTTGATGCTGTAAAAGCTGCAGGAGAGCAACAACTTGATGTCACAAAAACAGGTAATGATCTTGCAACTAAATTAGAAAATAGTAATGATCCATTTGGTAAAGAAAAAGCTAGAAAGGTAAGAGGTATCTTTTCTGGTGCATATAATTATGGATATGAAGTTAGAGATAAAGCACTTAAAGTAGAAGGTTTTAATGCTCATTTTGAAAATCAACTTAGAACAAACGATACTATTTTAAGGGATAGAAATGGAGTTGAGTTTGCTATTAATGACCCTAACTTAACTAAAAGTCAACTAGCACTAGCTGGTAACTATATATTAGGTGAATGGGTAGAAGCTAGTAAAGGTGATTTAAGTGAAATAAGCACTGATGCTTTGTTAACTAAACCAGCAGATAAAGTATTAAAAGCAAATTTAAAAGAAAAGTTTACAGCTTTAGATATAGAGTTTGCTGCTAACCAAGTAGAGGGTGCAAATAACCGAATTAGAAATGCTTTAGATAATCTTCCAGGAGCTGCTGATTTAGCTAAGGAACTTAATAGTTATGTTGATTTAGTTAGACCACATCTCAAAGCTACCCCTAAAAGTTCTATTGGTAATCAAGCTATTGATAACTTAGAAAATTTAATAAAAGATGCTTTTGCTCGTTCAAAAGATCCAACTGAATTAGCTACAAGACTTAATGCAGCTTTAGCTGTAAAAAGTCAAACACCTGCGGGATTTAAAAGTTTAGCTGAGTTACACTCAAATAGGTTTAGTCCTATTAGTATAACACTACTTAAACAAGCAGCTGTAACAGAAGCTCACAATAACGAAAAGAAATATCAAAACGCATTTGTAGAAAGCAGTGTTAAAAAGTATATAGAGGAACAAAGGCTTTTACCTAAAGAAGAAAGGGCAACTTTAAAGGAAAAAATGGATTTTGTTGGTGAGTTACTTAAAAGTAATCCACTAGCTACTAAAGAAGTTATTGACCAAACAAGTAGATTATTTGTTGATCCTGTAGATAATTATGATACCATTAATATATTAAAAGGTAAAATAATTGACAATGGTGGTGTCTTAACTTCAAATGATATTGTAGATCCAAGTTTAGATATAGATACAGTTACAGCATATCTAGAGGCAAACCCTAAGATTAAAGTCTTAGATAAGTTGTATAATGATTCCGAAAAGAAAGATGTTACAGATGTTGAATCTTCTTTTAAACAGTTTTTAGCAAACACAAGTAAAGCATATTCCATAGATGCGTATGGTAATGTTACTGATTCCTCTGGTACATTTGGTATAGCTTACACTAAGTTTTTATCACAGATTAAGTATGAGGCTTATCAAATGATGGAACAGGCTGAAACTGAAGGTAGACCGATGACTTTTGGTGAGGCATTACGTGCATCTGATGTTAATATGAGAAAAAGGTTTGATCAATTTAGAAATGATAAAAGTAGTATTTACTATGTAAATCCAAACTTACGTAGTAGTGGTGGTTTTCAAAACTTATTGAAAGAGCAAAATCTTTACCCATTTTTAAATAATAATAATGTAAAAGATATTATAGCAACAGTCAAAGGAAATAACTTAAGTGCTGAAGATCAGATAACTACAGATCTAAAGTTAAATGAGTCTGGTAATTTTGTGAATGAGAATACATCAAGAATTTCTCAACTATTTAAAATGCCTGATTATGACTTTGCAGTTCTTCAGAATGATGCTTATGGTCTTGATTTTGATTTTATCGAACCCGAAGGTTTAAACTTTCTTAAAAAAGTTACATCAGATTCTAATAGTAAATTTACATTATATGATTTACAAGCTAAAGGTAATACAAGTAAAAAGGTTATTGATCGTGCATTTAATGACTTCTTTGGTATTAATCAAGTTAGTCTAACAAACGCTTGGAAAGGTATGAACTTTGAAAGTGTTATAAGAAACGAAATAACAGCCAAAGGTTTAGAGTTAGATGCAGGTGAAATACAAATACTTGATGGAACAAAGTATGTAGGTCATTTGCTTGTAGGCATACCTGAAAAAGGTGAGTTTGGTGCAGTTAGAGAACCTGGAAAAGATGGTACACCAGAAGGTGCTACTGTAGTACATACAGGAGTAGATATAGGTACATCTGGAGTTACAGGTTTTCATACTGCTATGAAAATGACAAACGGTACAGTTATTGCTAATGCTAGTGATGCAAAGTATGGTATTTATCTAGATATACAAAATGAGGATGGTGTTATTTACAGGTTTGCACATTTAAAAAACTATAACCCTAATTTAAAAATAGGTGCTCCATATAATGGTGAAATTATAGGTGAAATAGGTAATACAGGTGTAAGTAGTAGAGAACATTTACATTTTGAAAAGATCGTAGATGGTAAACAAGTTAATCCTACAGAAGATCTTGGTTTACTTACTATTGGTAAAAGGTTAGAACCAACTATTGGTAACTATCCTATTACAAAAAGAATGATAGCTCGTCTAGCAGGATTCAAGAATGAAGATAACCCACTTAACGGTATGCGTATCGGTAAGGCTCTTCATAAGTATAAGAATAGTCCAGAACTACAGAAAGAAGTATGGGATTATCTTAATCAAGTATCTTGGAACGCAGCGATGAAAAAATCAGAAGGAGATCCATATATGGCTGCACGTTATCATGTAGCATACATTCTAAGGGGTGATATGGATTTGTATAATTTACCTACAGTATATGCTTTTGCTAATAAGTATATACATAAATTAAGAACTCAAAACATTTTAGATTAATGGAAGAAAACATTGAAAATTCTCTGTCTATGGGTGGAGAAGGTGAAATTAACAATGACGATAGTGAGCAAATAGAACTACCTGATATATCTGAAGAGTTACCTAATTTATCAGATACAGGTAGCAAGCAGTTTGAAGCCATGAAGCAAAGTGCAGAAGGAGAAAAGGGGTTTGGAAAGTTTCTTTCAAACTCTCTTGAAAATATTGCTATTGATGCACGAGATGCTATTGATAATGTATTTCAAGGCGATCAACTATCTAGAGAAGAAATAAGAGAAAACCGTGCAGTTACTGCTAATGAAGGTGGACAAAGACTTGATGAGGGACAACAAGTTCTTAATGAAGCTAGAGATCCAGTGTCAGAGGGTGTTAGAGCAATAACTGGTGGCTTTATGGATGCTGCAGAAAGTGCTGGTAGTTTTGCTAGTTTAAGTAAAGATACCATAGATACTGGAGTAAAAACTTTAATGGGTAAGCCTGTTAATCCAGAAGATAATCCATTTAGTGAAGAGTATCAAAATAAAAGTTACTTTGAAATACCAGATGTATATGAGCCAGAAATGCAAACCAACATAGGTAAGTTTGCTAGAGGGTTAGTTGAGTTTGGTTTTTTAACTAGATGGACAGGAGGTATAGGTGGTGCTGGTATAGCTAAAACAGGTTTGACAAAAACACCTATGGCTAGGTCTGTAGGTGCTTATATTGCAGGTAACAAAAAACTACAGTTTTTAACTGCAGGTGCTAAAATATCTGCAGAAGGTTCTCTAGCAGAACTTATATCTGAATCATCCGAATATGGTAATATTGCTAACTTAGCAGAGCAATATGTACCTTGGTTATTACCTGGAATTATGGAAAGGTTAGCTATTGATGAGGATGATACTGCATGGGAAGCTAGACTTAAGACTGTAACAGCAGGAGCTGGTTTAAATCATGTTGGTTACTTTTTTAGTGCTCTAATTAGAGGTGGTTTTAAAAATGCAAGGACAGTATATAAAGAAGCAATAAAGAATGGTAAGTCTGTTTCAGAAGCAGTTGACCTTGGTAACACTGCTGGCAGTAAAAAATTTCAAGAAGCTATGCTTGAAGAGGTTACAAATGCTGAGAGAGCTGCTAATAAACTTGCAGAAGTTAAGATTAATCAAGGTCTCGGTATTGACCCCTCAGACCCTCTAGATAGATATATACGTAGACATTTAGATGAAGAAGATTTAGTTAACTATGATAATGCTTTAAATGATTTAGATACATCCAACATCAATAATCGTGTTGATGCTAGAAGTGTTATAAAAGAATTAGAAGATAAAGCTAAATCTAACGGATCAGCAAAAGGTGATGTTTGGGATGATACTAGATATTCTAGTACTAATTTAGATTCTGAAAATGCAGGTAGAGAACCAGATCCTATTGTTAATCCAGATCAGTTTGATGAGTTTGAAAAAGTCAGTTATGCAAAAGAAGTCAATGCTGTCGATAACGTAGTTCAACAAGCTAAAGGAGATAACATAAGTAGTACATTATTTGATGAGGCAGATATTGTAAAAGCAGTAAATGCTCCTGTACATAATGCAGAAGATATTTCTAAATCAGTTATTAAAAGAGTTGCGGGTGGTGACAAAAATATAGAAGAATTATATACAGAAGTAATAGATGACATTACTAAAAAAATGTCACAGCGATATAGCTCTGAAGAGTTTGAAGAGTTAGCTATAGCAGCTGTACGAAGAGCTGAACCCATACTACAAAGAATATCTGACTTTACTAAAGGTGATGTTACTTCAATACTACAGGCTTACAGAAAACATATTAGTACAAAGGGTAAACTAGGTACAAAAGAATACAGACGTTATTCTTATGGACTAGATAAGCAAGGTAAACCTAGATACATTGATACTATAGGCCCAATACAAGTAGATGCTAATATGATTATCTTAAAATCTTTAGCAAAAACAGTTTCTAACTTAGCTCAAGGTTCATTACAAGTACAAAACAAGTTAAGTGTAATGAAAAACTTTGAGAAGATAGCTGACTTGATGAAGTATATAACTATAAAAACTAAAGAGTCTCAATATGCTTGGGGTATAGATGGACAAATGCGTCAAGGTAATCTTACAATACTTGATAGGTTACAAGCTAAAAAACGTGGTTCTGCTATTAAAGAAGCTGCAGATGATGCAGATAAGTTACATGAGAACTTAATTAAGTTGATGAGAGAAAGCTATAAAACAGGTGATTCACAACCTGTAGAAGATCTTATGGCTTTGTTTATGTTAACAGATGGAGATATATTAGCCTTAGAGGATGTAGCAACATACTTTAGATCATATTTATATGGTGGTAGTTTCTTTGGGTATACTGGAGCTAAAGGTCAAAGATTTAAAGCTCTGCCTTCAAAGTTAATTGAAGAAGCATATGGTGTAATGTACAATGGTTTATTAGGTCGAATAGCTACTCCAATAAAAGCTGTTATAAGTACAGGTTACTTAGCTACAGCTAAACCTATGTATAAGTTAATTGGTGCTATAAGTCCATTTAGTTTTTCTAAACTAACTAAAAAACCAATATATGATAATCCAGAGTTTACAAAAAGACAAGTTGCGTCTGCATTGTTTCAGTTAGATATGATGACTAAAAGTTTGTCTGATACTTTTAAAGTATTTATAAGAAATTATAGACTAGGTTTAAAAGGTAGAGAACAGGATTATATAGGTAAATATAATATTCAACGTAACCAAGATTTGTTTAAGGGTTTAGCTTACTACAAAAATAAATATGCTGGTAAAGATCCTCTTACTCAAACTGGTTGGTGGATGGCTAATCTTGTTGGACAAGCTAATAGTTGGGCATTTTCTAGACACTCTGTACTAACTATGGGTGCGGGTGACGCTGCAGCTAGATATATTATTGGTATGCAAAGAATAGCGTCAGAAGCATTTGAAGAGGCTATGGATCAAGGTATCAGTATAGAAGATTATCCTAAGTTTAGAGAGGGTTTTGAAAATTTATTTAGAAAAAAAATATTTAGGCAAAAAAAGGTAGAACTAGATGATGGTAAGCAACTAACAGTAGATATAGTTTCTGACAGATTAGCTAGATTAGGTGGAGATCAAGCAACACTTACTGAAAATTTAGAAGGTCTTGCTGGTCAATATACACGATTACTAAACACAATTCCAGGAAGTCAATTATTTTTTAAGTTCCTAACTCCTTCAGTTAACGGTATTAAAGTTAACTTTGACCATTCTCCTGCTGCACTTGCATTAAACTCAAGATTTCACGCTATGATGCGTCAAGATTATACTGAGTTACGTAGACTAGGTATTAATGAAAGAACAATGGCTGGAGAACTAGCAGAGATAGAAGGTAAATGGCAGTTTGGTACAGCGTTATTAACTTTAATGAGTCTATATGCTTTGTCTGGTAGAATCACAGGTGATTTACCTAGAGATAAAGGTGAAAGAGAAATGTGGCAACAAGCTGGTATAAAACCTAATTCATTTGTATTTGGTGTACCATTTAGTAATAAGAAAGCGTATGTTGGTTTTAAAGGTATTGAAATATTTAGTGCTTTTGCTACAGTTGTAGCTAATTTGACAGCTAATGCTCAATATCTTGGAGAAACAGAATTTAATGAAGCTGCTACTAAACTAATAAGTATAGGCGGTACATTCCTAACAGACAATGGCCCTCTTAGCGGTTTAGAAGATTTTGCTAATTTATTTAGTGCAGAAAGTGCTCCAGAGTTATTTGGTATGAGTCTTGCAAATGTTGGTGGTAGTTTCACTCCATATAGTGGACAAGCAGCTGATTTTCATGAACTTATAGATGGTAATTTAAAAGAGTTAGAATCTTTAAATGATAGATTTTTAAATAGAGGTTCTGTTTTTAAACCACTTTTAACACCAAGATATAATATCTATAACAAAGAACGTGTAGCAAAAGAATTAACAAATAAACCAGATAACTTACTACTAAGAGCGGTTAGTATGGCTTCCCCTGTAAAACTTGATTTTGAGGAAGATGATATAGTAACTGATACCTTAGTAGAGATTAGATATGATTTAAATGCTAACCTTACACAGATTGATGGTGTTCAATTAACTGGCCCTGAGCAATCAGAAGTGCAAAGAATACTAGCAACTGACAAAGAGTTTAGAAAAGAATTACTAAATGTTATAAATTCAAAACCATTTAAAGATAGTCTTGAACAATATAAAAAAGAAAATAGAAAAATAAATAGAAATGCTTTTAGTAAAGATGGTTTCTTTGGTATACTAGGAGATCAAGTAGGTGGTTTTAATTATAAAAACGCTACATTTTACAAGTTAATAGATGATGTACATACGGATGCTAAAGCAAGAGCTAAAATACTTATGCAAGATCCAACTGGTAAGTTTGGAAATTTATCAGATCCTAACTCTTTCTCAAGTAGACTTTTAAATAAAAACGTCATAACTACTTTTGAGACTGATACCGATGTGTCAGCATCTGAGATTAATGAATATATGGAAGATATAAGAAAAAAAGGAATTTAAAACTTTGATTATCAATGGCAGTTACAACTAAAAAACTTTTCCCTGCCACGTCTAATGCAACTACAACTGTATTTAGTCCTGTCGGGATACAACTGAATAACCAAGATGATCTAGATGTTTATGTTACATTGTCAGGTGGTACTAGAGTGCTACAGCTACGCCAGTCTACTGGTAGTACTGCAGACTCTAATCACCAACAGGTAAACAACACAGACGGATTATACTTCCCTGCAGTTTCAGCAGGTACAACTTTATATAACTACCAACTTTCCACTGATAACAATACCATTACGTTCAACTCTGCCCTACCGCAAGGTGCAGTAGTATTTTGTGAACGTAGAACAAGAGATGCAGACAGTTCATATACTAGCTTTGCAAGTGGCAGCACTATAAGAGCCACAGATCTTAACAACTCCTCTACTGAGTCTAACTTTACAGCACAAGACGGTAGAAACAAAGCATTTACTATAGAAGGTGTTTTGTTTAGAGGAAACCAACCAAGTACAAATTTTGTCACATCAGATCATATTGTAGATGGAACAATAGTAGAAGCTGATTTAGCAAACTCAGCAGTTACATCAAACAAAATTGCAGACGATGCAGTAACAGGAGCTGAAATTGCATTTAACAGTATTAGTTCACAACATATAATTAATGACCAAGTTGGTCAAAATCAATTAGCTCCTAACTCAGTTCAAACTACAAAAATAGCTAATGGTGCTGTAACTACAGCGAAACTAGCAGATGGAGCAGTTGGTACAGATCAACTTAAGAATCTAAATGTTACTACAGCAAAAATAGCTGATGATGCGGTAACTACAAATAAATTAGCTGATGATGCAGTCACAGGTGCAAAAATAGCAGACAATACAATAAATGGAGGTCATTATGCTCCTAATTCTATTGGCACTACACCTTTAATAGATAATGCAGTAACAATCGACAAAATTGCAGATGCAGCTATCGTAACTAATAGTGAACAATCAAGTCACAGTGTAAACGATACTACATTCTTTACAACTGCTGCTGCTGAAGCTAGATACTTTAACGCATCAACTGGAGAAACTATTAAAGATGGTCAATCATTCCCAGACAACGACACAACTATTGCTACAACCGCAGCTATTAACGACAGAATAATCGACCTAGTTGATGATGTTGGTGGCTTTGTACCAATAGCTAATGAAACAAGTTTCCCTACATCTAATCCTGATGTAAATAATGGATCTGGAACTATAGTTTCAGTATCCGCAGCATCTACTAACTTAGTCCCAAGTGGAACTACAGTTACGATTGCCAATGGTAGAGGAAGTGGATTAGCAGTTATTATTACTGGCGTATCTGCAACAATACCTTCTGGTTTTGGTTTCTTAGTAGAAACAACAACTACAGATCATACATACGCATTTCACAGATTAAGTCCGAAAGCAACAGAGGTTACAACTGTAGCTACCAATGCAACACAAGTACAAACAGTTCATACCAACATAAGCAACATAAATGCTGTTGCTAATAACGCTACAAACATAAATGCTGTTGCAGCAGACGCAACCGACATTGGAGCGGTAGCTGCTAAAGCAACAGAAATTGGAAGACTTGGTACTGCTGACGCTGTAGCAGACATGGCAATTCTTGGTACTGCTGATGTTGTATCTGACTTAAATACTTTAGGTACTGCTGACGTTGTAGCTGATATGAACATGCTGGCTACATCAGATGTTGTAGCAGATATGAATATGCTTGCTACGTCTGATGTCATCAGTGATATGAACGCACTTGCTACATCTGACAACATTACAGCAATGGATACTTGTCGAGATAACATTACAAGTATTGTCAATGCGTCAACTAATATATCTTCAGTAAATAACTTTGGAGATCAATACCAAGTAGCATCTAACAACCCATCAACAGATGGTGGTGGTAATGCACTTGCTGCTGGAGACTTATACTTCAATACTTCTGCTAACGAACTTAAAGTTTATACTGGTAGCACTTGGGTATCTGGCGTTACAGCTACAGGTAACTTTGCTGTTGTTACTGGTAATACATTTACTGGAGATAATAAATATAACGATGGTGTAAAACTTAATCTTGGTACTGGGTCAGATTTACAAATTTATCATTCAGGAACTGACTCTTACATACAAGATAATGGAACTGGTGCATTGTTTATTGGATCTGGTAATACTTCTGGTGTTGGGGTTTATATAAGAGGTAAACATGGTGAAAATTCTATAATTGCAAACAGCAACGGAAGTGTAGATCTCTACTACGACAATAGTAAAAAGTTTGAAACAACAAGCACAGGGGCTACTCTTACAGGTGTTTTAATATCTGATGGTCTAACTCTTCTTGATAATGAAAAGATTTTATTTGGAAATAATAACGATTTAGAGATATTTCATAATGGGACAAACAATATCATACAAAGTGATGTGGGAGATTTACAGATAAATTCTGGTAATTCTGCTGGCGATGTGGTTATTAATACAAACAATAATGTTAATAATAATACAAGAGTAACATCAGCAAAGTTTATAAAAAATGGATCGGTAGAGCTATATCACAACAATAGTAAAAAGCTTGAGACACTAACTGATGGGGTTTTAGTAACAGGAAAAGTAGCTGCTACTGGTGATTTAGCGATTACCTCATCTGATGGTCAGAAAATAAGAATTGGACAAAGTAATGATCTACAAATTTATCACAATGGCTCTCATAGTGTAATTCAGAATGATACTGGCACACTTTTTACTTTAGCTGATAATTTAAGTTTCAAAAATAATGCCAATAGTGAAACATTAATAACTGCTACTGCCAATGGATCAGTAGAGTTATATCACGACAACAGTAAAAAGCTTGAGACAAAATCTGACGGAATTGACGTAACAGGTGAAGTACAATGCGACAGCCTAGATGTTGATGGTGCTGCTGATTTTAATGGTGGTGACGTTGATATACGTGGTGCTAACTATAATTTAGTCTGGGATTATTCAGAAAGTGCATTAGAATTTAAGGATAATGCTAAAGCTATATTTGGATCTGGTGATGATTTACAGATTTATCATGATGGTACGAAAAGTATCATTAATGAAGGTGGTACAGGTTGGTTAGAAATTAATACAAACAATTTAAGAGTTCAAAATGCTGCTGCAAACGAAACCTTACTGTATGCAACTGAAAATGGAAGCGTACAATTAATGTACGACAACGCTAAAAAGCTTGAAACAACCACAAATGGAGCTAGAATTACAGGGGGTCTTACAACATCTGGTTTTGGTAATACAGCAGCTAATAATACTTTTGGTGCTGATATGTCTCATGGTGCAAGAAATGTAAATATCTTTGCATCAAGCACAAGTGCTAACCCATACTATAGTTTTGTTGGTACTAACTTAAAATTAGATGGTACTAACTTAGTAAAAAATTCAGATAGCTCTGGTAGTAACTGGGGTAATATAGCTGGTATTGTTTTTGAAGGATCAAACCAAGGTTCAAATAGTGGTAAAAATCCAGCTATAAGATTTTTATTAGATCAACCAGCAGGTAACGGATTAAATTATAGTTTAGGTACACACGAAGGTAGTGGTGGTACTCAGGTTTCTGCTATTACAAGTAGAACAGCAGCTTACTTTGATACTAACGGTCATTTTTATCATCCAGATAATAAGAAAGCTGTATACGGAACTGGTGAAGACCTACAAATTTATCACAATGGAAGCCATAGTTTTATTTCAGATCAAGGTACAGGTAGATTAAAACTCTTAACCAGTTTTTTTAATGTTCAAAATGATGCTGACAATGAAACTATTATCCAAGGTATATCAAACGGACAAGTAAAACTCTATTACGATGGCAGTAAAAAGTTAGAGACTACAAGTGCTGGTGTAAAAGCAATAGATGGTGTTGTTGTAGATGCGGCAGATTATGCTCGTTTAGATTTTGAAACTGATAGATCTACTGCTTCAGATAATATTGGAGGTCTTATATTTAGGGCTGGTGGAACAAATAAATCTAAACTTCAATCTCTTGTTAGTGGTCAAATAAATTTATTAACTGGCACTAATGAAAATATGGCAACGTTTATACCAGATGGAGCCGTAGAGCTATATTACGACAACAGTAAAAAGTTTGAGACTAAAAGTAATGGTGTAGAAGTAACTTCTTCGGGAGATGCTCATTTAACTGTAACATGCTCAGGTCATGCAAATTTAAATTTAACAACCACAAGTGGCTCAGATCATTGTTCAGTTAATTTTGGTGATAGTTCTGATGCGGATGCTGGTGAAATAAGATATACAAACTCAAGCAATAGTTTAAATTTTGATACTAATGGTATTCATAGATTTACTATAGACAGTTCTGGTCATGCTTTACCAGCAAGTAATAACACTTACGATTTAGGTTCATCATCAGTTCGTTGGAGAAACGTATATACCAATGACCTTAATTTATCTAACGAAGGGTCATCTAACGATGTTGATGGTAGTTGGGGTGACTGGACAATACAGGAAGGAGAATCAGACTTGTTCTTAAAAAATAACCGTTCTGGTAAGAAGTATAAATTTAATTTAACGGAGGTATCATAATGGCTTTTTATGGTAATGGGTCAGGTATAACAGAACTTGGTACATTAGTTAGTACTCAAGTATTTACTTCTAATGGTACATGGACTAAAGCAAGTGGAGTTGCAAAAGTAAGAGTAATTGTTACTGGTGGAGGTGGAGGTGCATCAGGTACTCCTGGAAATAATGAAGATGATATTGGTGGAGGTGGATCTGCTGGTGGAACTGCAATTAAAACTATAGATGTTACTGGTATAAGTACAGTTAGTGTAACTGTAGGTGGTGGTGGTAGTGCTCCAGCTGCTAACTCAGGTGCTAATGGTTCTGATGGTGGAACTTCTTCTTTTGGATCTCATTGCTCTGCAACAGGAGGAGGAGGAGCACCCTCATATAATAGTACTAGCAATACTGCTGCCTTTCCATCAGGTAACGGATCTGGCGGTGATATAAATATATATGGAGGTCACGGGCATTTTCCTGATGTAAATGATGATGAAACTCAAACAATTTCTGGTTTGTACGGAGGAGCATCTTATTGGGGTGGTTCTGGTAGACACTCTATGGATGATAATTTTACTGGTGGCAATCATGATTCTACTGCAAATGACCAAGGTGGTTGGGGTTGTGGAGGTTCTGGTTCTGCAAGAGGTTTCGCTGGATCTAGCGGTAGACAAGGAGTAGTAGTAGTGGAGAGTTACAAATGAAAGCACTTATTTTTCAAAATAGAGTAGTACAGCTAGAAGAAACACCATTTGAAGTACATTCAGCTTTAACATGGGTTGATGCAAGTACCGAATGTAAAGTTGGTTGGGGTTATAAAGATGGTAATTGGATACCTCTTGTTGAACCAACTGACGAAGAAAAAACTAAAGCAGCTTGGTTTAAACTTCGTGCTATTAGAAACAATTTATTAAAAAAAACAGATTGGATGGCTGGATCTGACGTTACTATGTCAGAAGCTTGGAAAACCTATAGACAAGAATTACGAGATTTACCAGCTAATACATCTGATCCAACAAATCCTACATACCCTACAAAACCTAATTAAAATGGCAATTACAAAAACATGGGAAGTAAACACCCTAGAAAGAGAACTAGCTGACGGCTACGTTAAAAAAGTTATCTATCGTGTAAAAGGTATAGACGGTAGTGAAGAAAAAACAAGAGCAACTGGAGAAGTAGAACTTGAAAAGCCAAAGACTCTTATACCTTACAAAGATCTAACTGAGTCAACAGTACTTGGTTGGGTTAAAACAAAACTCGGTACTGATGAAGTTGCTGCTATTGAAAAAAACTTAGAAGATCAAATAGCACTTATTAACGCACCAGTAACAGCAGAAGGAAAACCTTGGTAATTTATTATGACTAGACCAACCACTGAAGAATTAAAAACATCACTTGAACAGCTTGTAGAAACATACAATAACGCTGTAAAAACACAACAAACTTGTAAAGAAGCTATAATAGCTACACAAGCTGTTTTAAAAGATAGGGAGTTAGAAGATGGAGATTCCAACACTGTTACTTCCGAGATTACAGAAGATTGAAACAATTTCTATACCGCTACCCACTGCTGACGTTCCTAGTTATGTACCATTGGTAGTACCTCCTAGTGATCTTAGAGAACCAGAAGGTACAGAACCAGAGGCTACAGAAGAAGCACCTACTGGCATAAGGCAGGTTGACATACCGTTTACGGACTTCAAAATGCCTTTACCAGAAAACGAAATACTTATAACGGCTTCTACTACAGCAGTCGTTTCTGTAGCTGCAACCCTAACTGCAACAGCAGCCTTTAAATGGGTTGTGACAGCTATGAAACCAATACTTAAAACAGCATGGAAGAAGATAAAGTTATCAAAGGGCAACCCAGAAGTTTCTTAAAAAAAATGAAAGATGTTACAGAAGATAAAGAACATCAAATAGAATTTTTAGGAACTATAGTTAGACTAGGTGTAGTAGTATGGTCTGGATTTATAATTACCATGAACTATGTAGATATACCTATGGTTAAAAAATCTGGTAACTCTGACATTACTTTTGTAGCCAGCGTTTTTACTGGAGCTTTGGCTACATTTGGTCTCACCACTGGTAAAAACGGTGGAAGCAAACCTCCTGTATGTCCTATGGCAAATAAAGACAAACCAAAAACATGAGAAAATTACTTATTGCTATGCTACTGCTACCTGCAGGTGCATATGCTAATACCGTCACGCCCCAGTTTACTACAGGGTCGATGAACTCAACGACCACAACCACACAAACTATAACCGAAGTAGAACAGCGTCAAGTTTTTGGGGCTGAAGTAAAGACTTGGAATGGGTCTAACATATCAGCAGCAGCTAGTGCTGGTATCGCTGGAGGCGATGCAGTATTTACTATTACTGACACTACACTACCTTGGTCACTAGAAACCACATCAAGATCAGCTGGATTAGTAGAACAATGGGATACCACAAGAAACTATACAATAAACTCTACTACTACCTCGCTTTCTGTATTTTCACAATAACACCAGCATATGCGGAAGGAGACGTTAACAACTCGTCCAACCCTGTGGCAGCAGCAACAGGAAATGTTACCAATCAGGCTGTGCAATTTCAAAATAACGGAGCATCGTCTAGACAACAATATGGTTCTTCCATATCTTGTAATGGATCAACAATGACGTTTAGCCCTTTTTATATGGGCAATCATACAAATCCTTACTCTTACAATGAAGATACTGAAAACTTATATCCATCTAGTTATCAACTAAATGAAAATTGGGGTTTTCAAGTTAATTTTATGATTCCGTTAGACCGTGAAGGTTTGAAACAATGTAAAGAAATTGCTAAGAGACAAGAAGAAAAAATGAGGCTTGATTACGAGCTTGTTCGTGCACTTAAATGTGCAGAACTACAACAAAAGGGGTTTACGATACGCCCCGGAACACGTGTTTATGGCATGTGTTCTGACATCGTACCAATACAATCGTTATTACCTAAAAAAGATGTTAGCACTACTAAAACCAATCGTTTTAACTTTTTTAAAAAGTGACAAATTTAAGTTATTTGTTGTAGATTTATTAGAAAAGTTAGTCGAACAATCAGACAATGAGCTTGATGATAAAGCTCTAGCAATAGTAAAGAAAGGACTAGACATTAAATGAAAAGAGCAGGAGAAGATAAGTTTAATGAACTACATATGTTAGTTACAACAGAACTTATTGATAGGATACGTAGTGGTGAAGCTACTACTGCTGACCTAAAAGCTGCTTCTGATTGGCTATATAAAAATGATATTACAGGTGTAGCGTTTGACACGTCACCTTTATCACAACTAGCCGATATTATGCCAAGTGTTGATTTTGACACAGTACAAAAATCAGTAATTAAACATGGCTCCTAGAAAACTACCACGTAGTAAACTCAAAAGAACTGCACGATTTTACAGAGATAATGCAAAAGCCAGAGCAAAGAAAAACGCAACCAACAGAGAACGTAACAAAAAACCTGAGAATATCGCCTACAGGGTGGCACTCAGAAAAGCACGTAGGAAAGCGGGGGCTGACGGCAAAGGCGGTAAGGATTTTTCACACACTAAATCAGGAAGATTAGTACGTGAGAACCCTTCAACAAACAGAGCTAGAAATCGTGGTAAAAAATGACACCAGTACTTCCTACTTATAAACATTACACACAAAACTTAATAGT